AGCCTAAAACAGGCATGCCTCGTTATGAAACAATGACTAACCAAGAATTGGCACTTGATCCAAAATTTAAAGGTTTTTATAAAGGAGATCAAACAGGGGAGGCAGGTTTAAAAGCATTAGCAGATAGGCTTCAAGAATTTAGAAAAAAAAATGACTTAGAATTAATTTATAATAAGTTTGGTAGAGAGATAGGAAAAGGTGGAAAACATATTAGTCTAGAACCTTTAAAAGGATCTAGGATGTATGAAGTAAAAAAATTATTTAATAAACGTAATTATAAACAAAGTAGCATTCGCGAAAGACGTATTTTAGAAACAGCAAAAAGATCAGAGGTTGTAATGAATGCGGTGTTAGATAATTTATCTCCTGATCAAAGAAAAATAGCGCTTGGAATGATAGAAAAAGGAAAACCTTTTATGCAAGCATTACACACAGCTGCAGCACGAAGTAAAGATACTCCTCAAAGATTGTATAGACCTGAAGCTATGTCAACTTGGTATAGAAATATTATGCACCGTGAATCAGAAAATGCTATTAAAGCTTTGTTAAACAATAAAACAAAATCTCAATTTGAAATTGATTTTGAAATAGCTGGTTGGGAAGATGATATGCGTGCGCTTGGATTACAATCTGAAATAGATGGTAAAATTTATGGTGCTTGGTATGATCAATCAAAAGGTATGATAAAACCTTTAGTACAAGATCTTCAAAAAGAATACCCATTAAAGATGATGAATTTTAGAGGACAAAAGTTTAAACCTAAAGGTGCTAAAGATGGTGGCTTGATTGATACAGATTTAGATGATACAAGCACTACTGTGGATGACTTACCTTTATTAGACCCTCAAGAAAGTATTGATAGATTACATAAAGCTGGTGGTGGAGCATTTAAAATATTTTCAACTTTATCAAAAGCACCTAAAGCTGTAGGTAATTATTTTAAACCAAAAGGCACACCTACGTCTACTACAGATGTAGCAGTTGGCCAAGCTACAGAAGATAAACCAGCAATGTATTTATCAACGGTTAACGCTATTGAAGAAATGCCAGATGCAGCAAAAATGAATGCTAATCAGTGGCTTGGTACAATTAAAAATAAACCTGGGGTATCTGGAACAGAACTTGATGAGTTTGGATTAGAAGCATTATTAACAAACGTTTCTAAAGGTGATGCAAAACGACAATTAACAAAACCAGAATTACTAGAAATGTATAATAAAGAAATGCCACAGATTGATATGGATATTTCCATGGCAGAACCTGTATCACGTGGCGCAGATGATATTGTACAAATGCTAACAAGAATGCGTGAAAAAAGAGGTAGTAATCAATATGAATATGGAAACAGACCAGACATTTTTTCTAATGATGCACGTCTGTTAACTGATTTACACCAACCACCACAAGATGTAACAGGAATGAAACTTCGTGAAATGCTTCTTAATAACATGAAAAATTTGCAAGTAACTAATCAGGCAGCAGATCCTATTAATAGTAGCACAATTAAATTTATACAAAGCCAAGGTGACAGGGTTACTATGCACAAAGGATCTGAATTTAAAACTATGTGGGAAGGTGGATTTCCTTCCATGTACCACGGGACAAATGATATTGTTAAAAAAGATCATTTTAAGGTATTAAAAAATTTAGTGCCACAAGAAGATATAGCACAATTAGCGCAAGCTAAAAACATACCAGAAGAAAAAGCCTTTCAAGAACTATACCAGGCACTTAACATATTTGACAGAAATGTAATGACAGCAGACGTGCCTATTCCTTTTTGGACCAAGAAACTTTTATACCGTATGGGTGATATGAGTGAAGGAAGAGGATTTTTTTATAAAAGTAAAAAGACTCCAGCACATGAGGGAGCACAGTTTATTCCTGGTGGATCTGGTTACGGGGAACTAAAATTCTATTTTAATTTTAAAGATGGCTCTGTAAGATCAGCAGAAAAATCATATCAATCTGGTCACTTTAGTGGAGAAGTATTTCAAGGAAATGCCGGTAATTCACCATTTGGATGGTTACGATTTAGTGAAAGAATTGATGAAAATGGCAGAAAATTACTACTTGTAGAAGAAACACAGTCTGATTTACATCAAAATGTGGCTCAAAAAGGGTATAAGTACGCTCCAAGGCTTGATAAAGGTAATGTTTTAGCAGAAATGAGTGATTTTGCCGCGCAATTGGACAAAAAAATGCAAACTTTAGAGTCTACACGTCTTAGAAAAGAAAATATTTTACAATTACCACGTGCAGAACGTGAATTACCAGAAAATATTGCTGAATTAAAGAATGTTGAAAAAGCAATGAAAAAATTAGTTGGTGATGTAAAAAAATTAAAGACAAAAGTAGAAGAACAAAAACAAGTAACAGGTGCAAGTGGTCAAGTTCATCCAGATGCACCATTTAAAAAGTCTGAAAATTATGCAAAAGTATTTATGCAAGGATTATTAAAGATGGCTGATGATAAAGGTTATGACGGAATAGCATTATCTACTGGTAAAATGAAAAAAGCACACGGCGGTATTCCAAAAGGTGGTGATAAATTTTATGATGAGATTGGAGTTAAAGCTTTGAAACGTATTGCAAAGAAAAGTGGATTTAAATTTGGAGATACAACAATTGTTGACGGAAATGGCTTTACATGGGAGAAGATTCCTATTATTTCCATGCGTGATATAAATACAGGCAAAAAATTTGCTGGTGAATCTACCATTCCAGTGTATAATAGGGGTGGGCAAGTAAAAAAAGGATATAATGGCTATTAAATCAAGAATGCCAGCAGCTGGATCAATTGAAAAAGCTATAGCAGCACTAACGGATGGAATAGAAATTTCAGACAGTCAAAATACTGAAATTCAACTTCCAGGTAATGGACCAACAATGGAAGGTGGAGTAGAGATAACAGAATTAGAAGATGGTGGTGCTGAAATTAATTCAGACCCTAACGCACCTGTTGATCAATCACAAATTCCGTTTAACGCAAACTTAGCTGATTACATAGAAGATGCTGAATTAAAAAATTTATCTGATACTTTAATTTCTGCTTATCAAGCAGATTTTGATTCAAGAAAAGATTGGCATGATACCTATACGAAAGGTTTAGACATGCTCGGATTTAAATACGAAGATAGAACGCAACCATTTGAAGGTGCAAGTGGTGTTATTCATCCTTTGTTAGCAGAATCTGTTACACAATTTCAAGCACAAGCTTATAAAGAATTATTACCACCATCTGGTCCTGTAAATACAGAAATAGTTGGTGAGATTACTCCACAAGTAGAACAACAAGCTAAACGTGTAAAAGACTACATGAATTACATGATAACACATGTCATGAAAGAGTATGATCCAGATATGGATCAATTATTATTTTATTTACCACTAGCTGGATCTGCATTTAAGAAAACTTACTATGATGGACAATTAATGCGTCCAGTTTCTAAATTCGTTGCAGGTGAAGATTGTGTTATTAATTATATGGCGTCTTCTTTAGAAGATGCTTCAAGAATTACACATTCAATAAAAGTAGATGGTAACACTTTAAGAAAACAACAAGTAAGTGGTTTTTATCGTGATATTAGTTTGGCTACAGGTTCTATATCTACTGGAGTTAATGATATACAAGATAAAATTGATGAATTAGAAGGTGTAAGTCCTGGTATTCCTCAAGACGACGATGAACACCAATTATTAGAAATGCATGTGGATGCAGACATTCCTGGTTTTGAAGATGAACAAGGAATTAAATTACCTTACATTATTACTATAGATAGTTTTTCAACTGAAGTTTTATCTATTCGTCGTAACTGGAATGAACAAGATCCAGCAAGAGGACGTATAGAATACTTTACTCACTACAAGTTCCTCCCAGGTCTAGGCTTTTATGGCTTTGGCCTAATACACATGCTAGGTGGGTTATCAAGAACTGCAACAAGTGTTTTGCGACAATTAATTGATGCAGGTACTCTTGCTAACTTACCAGCAGGATTTAAAGCACGTGGTATGAGAATACGTGACGACGACACACCATTACAACCAGGTGAGTTTAGAGATGTAGACGTAACAGGTACATCTATTCGGGAATCACTTTTACCTCTACCTTACAAAGAACCTTCGCAAACTTTATTTGCTTTATTAGGATTTTGTGTAGATGCAGGAAAATCATTTGCTGCAATAGCAGATATGAAAATGGGTGAAGGAAATGAACAGAATCCAGTAGGAACAACTTTAGCATTACTCGAACGTGGAACAAAAGTAATGAGCGCAATTCATAAAAGATTACATTATGCTCAAGGAATTGAATTTAATTTACTAGCTAAATGTATTCAAACATATTTACCTCCTGAATATCCTTACATGGTACGTGGCGGTAATAGAGCCATTAAAGCTCAAGATTTTGATAACAGGGTTGACATATTACC